GAAGACATTAAATGCCAATCATGCGAAAACTATACGGACAGAACATGCCAAAAGTGGGGGATGATCCCGCCCGATGAAGTGCTGAAATCTGGCTGCGATTCATGGCAATACGATTGGATACCGTTTTAATTTAATTATTTTGTATAGTTTTTGTTGATTATTAAGTTTAGATGCACTATACTTCTTTCATCGGCCAAACATCTGATTTAAGTGACTTCCAAATATGAGTCATGCACTTACAGGCAGAACCCGATGAAGTTTCAGCCACGAAAGCCGCGATTGAACGTAAAGCGGAAATAGTCAAGCTGATGACAGCCTGGAACAGACAGGCACTACTTATAAGCGCTCTTAAATTGGCTTTAGCCGCCAATGCAAAAAGGTTTTGATACTTCCCTTTGCTGCTTTAGGAGTAGGGCGATAACGCTGCTTTATGCGAGTAAGAGCGCTTATCAGTAGTAGCAACCAAGGAGGCCGCATGTTTGATTTTGATGATGACGCAGATCAGGAAATAGACGATCTGAAAAAAGAAGCAAGAAGCGCCCGAAAGTGGGCAAAGAATGATCGCCTTGCAGATGGCGATCCAGACAAAATTACTGATGACGGAGATGAAGATGATGAAGAAATTTAATTTTAATATTGTCTTTGAAAAATACGCCAAGTCTTGTGATTTTGGCGGTGAAGTCTTGGCGATAAATGAAGAAGATGCAAAAGCATCAGCCCGCGAATGGGCAAAAATGAACGGCTTTAATGGTGTCGTTAAAACATGCAAAGTGAATGAGGTTAAAAAATGAAATCATTTTCAGCTATTCAATCTTCATTGGTGCTGGTTGGCGTATTCGCCCTGATGATGTACGCAACATCTGACGAAGTAAAAGAGCGACAGCACGATGCCGAAGTGACCAAGGACGCCATTAAAACCGCCCGCATTGAAGCCGCAGAGAATAAGCGGATAGAGGCAGCACTGGCAAAGCAAGGCGCTTATATGACTGGCTTTCAAATGGTGCAGAAATGAAGAAGTACCGCCCATCGTTTGCGTTTTGGTATCGCGCATACAACCAACAAAACAACCCAAAGCGATTTTTTAAAGCAGTATCACAGTGGATTTTTTAAAATGACCACCCCACAACAAACAAGACAAAACATAGAGTCAGTTTTCTCTATGATCGCCGCAAAATCACGCTCACAAAGAGAGCTTGTCGAGCTTTTCGGTTTTATGCCGCAAACGATTAAAAGTTATCTCAAAATTCTCAAAAAAGAGAAGTTCATTTACATTGAGCAATACCGGCAATTTAAAACTCACAGGACGGTTAGAGAGGAAATTTACGGCGTGGGAAACCTGCCAGACGCTTTCAAAACGCAGTCGAAAAACGCAAAGCGAAGCGAATTTTGGCGCGAGAGAATCAGGAATGGCTATGTGCCAACGCCCAAGCTAGTGAAGGTACCGCAGCCGACTGTTTTGCCTGAATTTACCAGGCAATATTGGTTTTCACCGCTTGGCATGTATATCGAGTCTGATTATATGGTGACAGCATGAGCGATAAAAATATGTTCTTGGGTGACTCGGCTTACCCGCATACGCCAAAAACATTTCCAACTGAGTTAATAGATCAGTTGCGATTCTGCGCAAATGCTCTTGAGACTGAATATGGCTATAACATTTTTTCAATCGCTATTGCTAAATCAATTGACCGCATTGAGCAGCTAGAGCGCGAATTGGCAGAGTCGAAAAAAGGCCATGCTCGATATGAGTATATGCGCAAACTAACCCCGAACAGTTTCAAATGCTTATGGCTTGAAAATTTAGATGGCAAGGCAAGATTTGATGATTTGGTTGACGCAGCTATTAAGGAAGGTGAAGCATGACCAACGATAAAATGAAAGATGATTTAATTGAAGTCGCAATGGCGCTAGATCACGCGACAAAAGAATTGAGCAGATTTGTGCTGAATAATCAGCTTGAACCATATTTTTCTGCATCGGAAAAGCTATATTTGATTATTGCAGCACTAGCGCAGCAAGCTAGTGCTGTGTCTGAATGTGGAATTGCATTCTGTCTTGGGTGTGAGCCTAAAAATGCTGATGGTTCTTGTCCTGATGCTGCTAAAGAAGTGCAGGTAAGCCAGCCTGAATGCACTTGCCCTGCAAAAGATATGCCGTTCGGCCGTTGCTGCAAAGCCAAGCTGCAAAACTTGGAGGAACTAGCGCAAGACGATCAGGAAACAATGGAGGCGCAAGACTCTGAAATTAAACGACTGAAAGAAAAGTGCGCAGTATTAGTCAGGAGAAGCCCTGAATTTAGAACGTCCGTTGATGAACTGACAGATGAAAACGAAGCGCTGAAACTCAGAATTGAAGAGTTGGAAGCAGCAACAGAGCATTTAGGCTTGACGCCAAAAGAAGCCAAAGATGGTCTTATACGATACAAGGCGTTGAAAGCAGAGCGCGACAAGTTGCAGATGGAGTGCAATGAGTGTAGAGAATTACTTGGGTTGAGGGAGAAGGCGAAATGAAAACAGTAACTTTTGACCCTAAGAAGTACAAGGTAGTGCCGATTGAGCCAACAGACGCAATGCTATACGCTGTTTGGAATACAGGAGCGGGCGCAATGAAGGAGGCAAATAAATTAGCAGATCATATTTATCGTTCTATGATCGCAGCAGCACCGAAGGAGGGGGAATAATGAGCGAATCAGAATTAATTGAAAGGCTTGCCGCAGCGGTTGCGGATCGCGTCAAGCCGACTTTTTCGCAAGAGGTCGAATTATGGGACATGGAAATAGTAGCGCAGTATTTAAGGCGAAACATTGCTACGGTTCGCAAGCAGTACGCCTGCCTACCTTCATTCCCAAAGGCGATTCGGCTTCCTGCAACTGGAACCGCGCAGGCGTTATATAATGCGTCAGAAGTAATCGTATGGGCGCAGCGGCACAAAGAGAAGAATTAATGTGCAACTCCCCAAAAATTACCCAAGTCGGCCTGAAACCCGCATGGTCATTAGATGGTTGATTCCGGCTCTCGGCACCAGGAACACGTTTCATATTCAAGGGCAAAAGGCGATAAACCTAGAGAAATCAACGGTTTATCGCCTTTTTCTATTGTGCTTTATTAAGATAAAAGCGGATAAAGAAGGATATAAAAACCCTTGTCACTCCCCATAATTTACGCAATACTTCCCCACTTTATTACCCACGGGCTTAACAGTGGCATCAATTACCAAGCAAAAAAAAGGATGGCGCGCACAAGTTGCAATCAAAGGCGTGCGCGAGTCTGGTACTTTTACAACAAAACTGGAAGCAACAACCTGGGCAACTGAGCGAGAAGCAGCACTACGCAAGCAATCCAGCACCGGCATGACTGCAGGTAAAACGTGCCAAGATGCTTTTGATCGCTACTCTTTGGAAGTCAGCCCACACAAAAAAGGCGCGCGATGGGAAGATATACGCCTGCAGGCATTAGCCAAGCATAAGATTGATGGGGAAATGATTGGGGAAATGCTGCTAGCCGATTTAACTGCAGATGCTTTGGGGAAATGGCGAGACGCACGACTACTGCAGGTATCTGGATCCACGATCAATAGAGACATGAATCTACTTTCACACGTTTTCACGATCGCGCGCCGTGAGTGGAAATGGATTTCATCAAGCCCGACTGCAGATGTGCGCAGGCCGAAAGACCCGCCACACCGCGATCGCCTTATATCCGATGACGAAAGCGATCGCCTGCAGTTGGCGCTTGGCTATGATGGGGAAATTGTCGATAGCAAGTCTGCAGCCGTTGCAGTAGCGTTTCTGTTTGCGATCGAGACAGCTATGAGAGCAGGGGAAATATGCGGCTTGACTTGGGATAGAGTCGAAGGCACTGCAGCGCGATTGCTCAAAACAAAGAACGGCACAAAGCGAGATGTACCACTGTCGGCGCGCGCGATCGAACTACTGCAGCAGTTACCGCGCGACAATCAGACATGCTTTGGAATAACCTCTGCTAGTCTTGATGCGCTTTTTAGGAAAGCCAAGACGCGCGCAGGAGTGGAGGATTTGAAATTCCACGACACAAGGCACGAAGCAATCACCAGACTTGCCAAAAAACTGAACGTCTTGGAGTTGGCGCGCATGGTCGGACATAAGGATTTGAACGAACTACAGACCTATTACAACGCTACCGCCGAAGAATTGGCGACCAAACTATGATTAAATCAATTTAATCTCTGCCTCGCGCCTCAACGTCAGCCCACGCAAAACACGCCCCCCGCCTTTATTCCACTTGCGCAGTTCAGAAGGTACGCTTTCCCATTGTCCAGAATTAACCCGCTTGCGTAATGTGCTGGACTTTAGCCGACCCGCGCCAAGATTAAACGCGAAGTCAATCAAAGCCGCCGCACGTTCTGGCGTGTCTATTTTTGGGCATAGCTTGATCACTGCCGGCATGTAGATATTTTTGATCATCCAGAGCAGCATAAAATCTGCATATTCTCGCGTGATCGGCATATCTTTGAGCGTGACAGCGCGACCGTCAGGGTAGAAAGTCGCGCCAAATCCGATCGTGGCAACACCCGCAGGGCATAAATAAGGCCGCAAATAGCAGCCCTCGAAACGCCGCGCCAGTGCCGCCGCAATCTCAATCGTTTTCACTTGTTACGCTTCATTAGAGTACGATCTGCAAGGTAGATGCCCAACGCCGCAGAACATACCATCGCCGCATTTTCAGACAGCACGAATGCGCCAAACTCAGCAAACGTGAGCATGGCAATCGACCACGTTGCAACACCTGGTCGAATGATGGCGTTCCAAGCATCGACCCAAGCCACGCCGATAGTTCTAGTCGTACTCTCGACCACCTCACCCCACGCACCCGCTTCAATGTTGGCAATATCTGCATCAGACTGTACTTGGATCGTCTTAACGCCCAAGTCTGCCTGCAACTTGATTGATTCAAGGTTGCGGGCATGTTCTGCCGCATCACCTGCCGACTGTAACTCCATGCGCTCCATTTCCATCTTGTGATCCTGCTTGGCTGTGAGCCAGTGCGATACCTCGCCCCAGATCATGCGGAAAGCGTTACCACCGAGAAAACTGATTAATGAAGTCATCATTTTATTTTCCTGTCATCGTGATTAGATATTGAACGAAAAGCCCAGCCACTGTTATGGTTGACACAATCAGCGTCAACTTGCCCCAAAGAGCGTCAATTTTTGTATTGAGCTTGTCAAAATCTGAATTTACTTTGTTCGACAAACCATTAACTTCGAGCTTTGTTGCAAAGTCTTTTTCAATCTCGCGTTTTAAGTTTTCGCTGTTTTTTTCCATGGAAATACTCTGCTCCTTTATCAGAATGGTTTGGTTTGCTATTTGTGCTTTCAACTCAGATAAAAGTGAGATAAAACGCCGTTCCATCTCTGCTGTATTTCTCTCTATATCGCCCATTCGCTGTTTTGCGACCTCTCGCGCAATGAGATGCTGCGCTTCTGTCTCGCTGTAAGTTTTATCCATGATTAAACCACCCGAATCTGTAGCGCTGTTCCGATTCTATAAAGCCCGCCAAGAGGTATGCCCCCCGCAGCTGCGCCAGCGTCATTCGCAAATGCCTGAATGCCAGAAAATACAACGGCGCGATCATTTCTAAACATGGCTACATTATTCCCAGCCGAATCCGCAAACACCGCCGAGTATGCGGTTGCTGTCTGGTCTTTACCCTTTAGATATGCCCTTACGCTGGCAACCGGAACGGAGCCGAAGCCAAATTGTCCCGATGAATCTTTAGTCAAATGATTCGATGTGTCTGTCCATGTTCGCGTGGCGGTTCCTGAAGTGGAAACCCCATTCATTACCGTTTTAACTGTTGCATCGGATAGGCCACCCGTTAAACAATCATCACCACCAGATACAAGATTGACAACTTGGTCAGCATTTGAATGAAGGATGCTCGGCGATACCGTATTGCCAGCAGAAAACACATAATCTGTCGGGCCATGATAAACAGTTGCCCCTACAGGGTTGTAAATATAATTCCCTGTAATCGTCATGCTTTTATTTTGTACGCCGCCCGCAAATGTATTAATCTCGGGGGCGAAATTAGATTCGCAATGGTTATTACTAAACACAAAACCCGCTACGCCCTGAGTCAATACAATACTTGACTGTATCCCCTCGATCACATTCCCATCAATTACTAGACCACTACAGCCGCGAGAGCCATCGACAGAACGAACTAATGTACTTCCGTTTTCCACAACGCATGAATTAAAACGCACATCATATAGACCAACGGAATTGATAAAACTTGCTGGAGTGTTGCGGATATTGCAGCCAACAAAGTGCATTGTTTGAACGTATGTATCTGAAAGAATGCAGCGCATTAAAGCAAAACGGCAATCATCAAAACGTACACGTAAATATTTTTTTGAAAGCACAAAACTTTCATTAAAAATAGATGAAGTCTCAAAATGCAAATCTTTGAACTTTACAAATTCAACTTTAGGATCAACCGTCACCGAAATTGTGCTATCAAAGATTGTCACCGCGCCCGTAGTGTAAAATCCTGCACCAGCACCGTCTCCACGGATTACAAAATCGCTTAACGTGGTATCCACCAGACGATCAATATTGACCGATGCCGTAATTAAACATCTGCCTGGTATAACCAATTCAGGCCAACGTGTAAATGTTGCGCAATGATTGATTGCAAGCTGTAGCGCGTCCTGCATTGGCACAAGTGCCGTTCCTGCTAATATGCTGGCCTTTTGTGCTGCTGACATAAAATCCCAGAGATTTACTTCTAGTCTTTCCTTTTCCTGCAATGTTGTTGCTGTTGCGCCAATTGCGGAAGAAATATGCCCTACTAGAGAACTTCCAGAAGATGCCGCAAGAGCAATAGCAAATGCAATTGATTCTGAATCATTGCCTGCAATATTGTTTTCCGTCCATTGAGTGGCCCCCGCCTCATTCTTTAAAACAAACTTATACACAATGGACGAATCAAGCCATAATGTTGCCTCACCGCGAGAATCTAATACAATTGGGTTAGTATTGAGCGAAGTCAGCGCGGCATCTTGCCATGTGCTTGTGGGCGTGGTCGATCCGGTTAAATAAGTCTCCAGCGTTCCGTTGACTAATGGCACGCCGAGCGAGTCGAGAAACTGGTATTTTGGTATTGTTGCTATGGTTCCGGTCATGGCTGCCCCAATGAAAAAAGCCCGCATATAGCGAGCTGGAAAGGTTTAATATGGAATTTACTGATTGGCTTTGGATTAAGTTCTGGGTAGTAATTGGCGTTGCATGCGTCTATAAATTTTTCATGGGATACTATGGCAAGGATTAATCAGCATTTGCAGGGATTAAAATCCTGCTGCTTGTTGCGCCGTTTTTATTAATCAGATCCAACAGCTTATTTGCTTGCACCTTGTCACCCGATTTTAACGCCGCCGCCAGATCATTTGGATTAGCAAGCAGACGAGCCAAATTATTGTTTAGCTTATCACCCGCTTTTTCATTGATCACTTTAATTATTGGATCTGAATAAGCGCCAATAAATGGGATTTTCTTCCCTAAAATATTAGCCGCTTTACTGTCCAAAAATCCGAGCTTCTTTAATGCCTCTATTTTTTGAGCTGTATCAGGCCCAGAAACACGCCCCAAAAGCTCGGTTTTGATGCTATTTGTTACGGCATCGCCCACCGCTTTTAATGTGGCTTGCTCTTTGGCATTAAATAGCTCTTTACTTGCGCCAGATCTCGACCGCATCCATGCTGTAAATTTACTGGTTAAATCGCCAGAAACGTTGCCAGTTCCCGCCGCTTCATTAATAGCAAACCGCTTCATCTCATCCATTAAAGCAGGCTGATCTCCAATTAGCCGCTTGAATGACTGCATATCCTCGACCTGCGAGCGCCGACCACTGAAAAATTTACCTGGTATCTCTGCGCCCTGAACTAAAGCCTGACCATCTCCACCTTGTTTAAATATGCCTTTTTGTGGGCCAGTTTCAAACTTGTTCATCTTTTCGGCGTGCATTCTTAATGCTTCCCGATACCTATCGCCCATGCCTTTAGGGAAAAACTCACCCTCGCCGACAGACTCACCCGCAGCGCGATTAAGGCGAGAATCAATCGCCGCTTTCATCTCCTGCAATGCCGCCGCATCTTGATTGTCACCACTTAATTTTGCTTTTTTCGCTTGAGTTCCTATAGATGATCTTAGGTTTTGAATTGTGTTTAAAGGTACAGCCTTGCTGACAATTTCCGCTTGCTGTGGTGCGCCCTGCGCCGCTTCCATTGCTCTTTGATACATAGACTCCGCACCACTACCAGCGTATATTTTTTCACCGCCAGCAGAATCGTGGAGCATGTTTAACAAGGTTGCCGGATCATTGTCCGGCAGGTAGCCTTGTTCGTGCATTCTCTCTGCCATGCGTTCTATTGAAACGCCTTTATTCGGCTTGACCAAGTTATTAAGACCAGACTCACGCAGGTTTTTAATTTCCCCTGAAAGCTCTTTCCCAGATCTCGAAATGGTATTAATACCGCCAGCACCGCGCACCGCTGAAACAAGATCCATTGCGCCTTTTTCTGCTTTCAATGGAGCAACGCCGCCTATTTTTTCCGTTCCTACTTGAAACGCTTTATCAATAGCCGCCTGAACCTGCCCACCAGTGCCAAAAGTACCATCACCCAAGTATTTAGACTGAGCGCCGACAAGATCATCGAAAGGTAAATGAATAGCAGACTGACCGAAAGGATCAATGCCATCAAAAGCCTGACCCACTCGCTTAGTCGCGTCACTTCTAGCGCCCATTGCATATTTCTGGATTGCACCGCCAGCAGTATCAGCAGCATCTTGCACGCTGATCCCAATCGGCGCAATTTTCTCCAATGCCGCTTTGTATGCTTCTTGCTGCAATCTTTCAGCGTCACCAATGGCATTAGTTCCCGCCGTTTTAAGCGTTCTTTGCAATTGGCTTGTAACCGGATTTTGTAATATTTGAGGCACTGTCGGCGCATAACCTGCAAGCGCGTTTTGTGGCATTGGCCCGGGCTGTAAAGCGCTAATTAATTGTTCAGGTGTAACGCCGAGGGAATCAGCCAATTTTGCAGCAAGTTTATTTTCTGATGGCCTATTAACAGAGCGAACGCCGCGCCCAATCATTCCAGCAAGACCGCCGAAGCCCTGCGCCGCCACTGGCAAGGCACCGCCAATAAAGGCACCAGTGCCAACGTGTTCAGGATCAATAAGCGCCATTGATGCCGCGCCAGATCCAGCGCCACCCAATCCACGAAGTAGCACGTTTGCAGCAAGACCAGATCCAACCTCGCCCGCTTTAACTCCAGTAGTAAAACCGCCCGTTCTCAGTGATTGCGCCAAAGCATTAGCCACAGGAGCCGCACGACCGATATGTGGAGCGATCATGCCAACACTCTTACCAAGCACGCCGCCGACTGGCAAAGTTCCGATTATCTCGCCCGCTACCTTGCCAACTGCCGCAGTATTCGGGTTTTCCTCCGCATACGGCGCAAGTTCTCCCGCTAATTTCTTTTTGCCATATGCCGCATCATTGACCAGCCAATCGCCGACAGTATCGCCACCGATTGATTTAATGCCCTTGCCAATGAGATTTTGCGCACCAAGAGCAACACCGCCCAGACCAGCGCCAGCCGATGCAAGCGCTGTCGTTGTGTAGCCTGGTGCGTCTTTGGCTTGCTTTGTTTCATTTTCTTTTTCTAGCCGCAATCTAAACTCGAACTCTTCGTTTTCGTTCATTTTTGCCCCGCTTTAAATTGCTGATAACGGCGCTCTTTTTCAGCGTCAGAATATGCGCCACCAATAGCCGCGCCCTGATTTTCATATCGAGACGTGTCAAGCTCTGGCTTGCCATAGTTTGCGCGGACATTTTCAACATTCAACTTATGCAAGCCAACTGCCCGAGCATTGATTTTCTTAATCTCACCAAGCCGCTGTTTAACTAGCTCTGTGTCGTTGATATTCTCGAATAGCTCATTCCAAGCCCTTTGTGCGTCACCGTCAGTCTGAACGCCTGAATTAAGACGAAGAGAATCATTGCGCATTTTCTCAATAGATGACTTAAACGATGATAGATTGCGACTCTCTTCGCTAGATCCGATGGTGTTATCTCTTGCCTTATTCAAAGCATTAGAAACAAGCCCAAATTTCAATTTCTTTCCGTCTATTTGCTTCAATACAGCATCAATATCTGATTGCGTATTACTTGCAACTCCGATTGCATCAAGTGCAGTCTGTTGCATTTTCAATGCTTGCGATGGCAGTGGCTTCGACTCGTCAGCAATCCTTTTTGCCTCAGCCCTAGATTCACCAACATCCTGGCCGCGAACCGTTATAGCCTGCCCATTTGCCGCAGTTTTCGCAGTACGTTTGCTGTTTTCTATTGACGCTCCAACAGTCGCCGCATTATTCAATCCTGATTGCGTATTATTTGCTACTGTATTGGCGTCAACCATTGTCTTATCTGCCAATTCTTTCGGCGTAAGCATAGACCTAACCTGACGCATGCTCCAAGCAGGAACCTCTGCATCCGATTTTGGCATTGTTGACATTAAATGTTCGTAAGTTTGCTGATCTAGCCCGCCCGATCTAGCGTGTCTGTCCAGGCTGTTTTGAATATCGGCAACGGTAGAGAAGTTTGATAGCTCCGTTATTTTTGAGTGCAAATTTGCTTGCGATGTTTTAAAATCAGATGAACTTGCATCACTGACGTTCTTTTGTGCCGATGCTTTATCCTGCTGAATCTTTGCCAGTTTTGCTGCCATTTCATTGGCTTGACCTGCAAAGCCGTTTGAATAAAGCATGTTCATGTTTCCGGTGTCATCACCAGGACGCATTTTGCCTATTACCTCGCGGAGCTTATTGCTTTCACCAAGCGCCCGCACTGCCTCATCTTCGTTACGCTGCATCACATTACGGTCTAGTCTCTGCTTCATGTAGTCATTTTCAGACATAGCAGGAGGCAGCATATTTTGATAGAAAGATGTGTCAACTTGCGCCATATTAAACCCCGAATTTCATTGGTGACTTCATATAATCGGTTGCTTGATTTGCCAAGTTTCCAGCAAATCTGCCCTGTGCCATATAGCCAGCCGCCCGCGCATTTGCTCCCTGTATTAAATTATTTCCAACATTTAACGCATTGCCAGATCTCAGATTTGCATTATTTGAGGATAAATTTGAGCCAAGATTGCCCGCATAATCTGCCGCATGTTGGCCTGTTCCAATAATCCCTGACAATCGGTTAAATTGGCTGTTCTGGTCTTGGTTGAATCGGTTGTATGCGTTGCCGTATTCCTGAGATGCCATGCCTTGATTGTAATCAGCCGAAGCCTTTACAGCCGCGCCAGAGAGCAAACCACCACGTGCCGCCATGCTTCTATCAATTCCCTTTTGCCCTTGAGCCAAGCGCCATTGATAGCCGGGGTCGGCATTAAAATCTCCCGCGCCAAATTGTTTAGAAAGTGCGCCATAGTTTTGCGAATTAGCATCACCACCAAGCCCCATTAATTCCATCAGGCGATTCTGTCCTTTTAGCCCACCATCCAAATACGGCTGTTGCTGCGCCATGCCGATGCCATACATATTCTCATTTTGGGCAATTGATTCTTTTGTCGCCGCCTCACTTCTCACAGAAGCCGCATGTGTTGCTGCCTCTTGCTTTTTTGCTGCCTTATTCGATGTGAATAGGCCGATTGCATCATTCCAAAAGCTCATGATTTTCTCCTTATGTTGTTTCGTAACCGGATGCAACCAAAGACACGCCAGCGCCCGCACTAGCAAGCGCTTGGATCATGCCGCCCGCTGCTAATGTCTGACCGATAGCTGATCCAACGTTAAGCGATTCACCCGCCGCCAGAGTACGCGCAGAGAGAATGCAATTTGCTGCCGTAGCAGAGCCGCCAGATGGCACAAGATACAATGTCGCAGTCAATGCGCCCGCCGTGGTATTCGTCACGGTACAGGCCGAGATTGTGACCAGCGTATTGGCACCCGCTGTGAAATAAGTAGCCGCCGAAGTAGTCAGCAAAGAACCTGCCACAAGTCTTAAAGGTAGTCGTTGCATGTTTGTCCTTATGTCATTAAGCCAGCGTTAATAAGCGCTGTTCTGATGTTGTTTAAAAGAGTTATTGCCGCATCACGATTCACCGCCGTGTCATACCCGCCCGCTGCTGTGCCGACACCTCCCGCAGGAGCTGCGCCGCCTGATGCTTTAGGCGTAGCAATTTGTGGCTGCGTAATGTCTTGGAATATCGTGTCAGTGAAAAAAGGTTGCTGCGTCATTTCAGTCATTGCCGCTTCTGCGATAGGCTGCGAAATTGTGTCTGTGGCTGCGCTACTTGTTGAGTTTGGAGCGACTAGATCAGCGAGAACATCGACCCCGTTGTCACCGAGTGGCCCACCTATGCGCGAAAAAACAGTTTGCAATGCTCTGTAAGCTTCTGGTGTCAGTGTTCCGTCAGGCTTGACGAACTGAATACGGGCAGGAAAGAGATTTAAGATCGTTGACATTAGCTAGTCCCCGAAGTGGCATCGACTAGCGCACCGATCACGACAAAGCGAACGGGATCAGTCATTGAAATCTCCCAAGAACGATTTCGACCTTGCCCAAGCCGATTGAATTTAGCCCGTGAGCTATATTCGCCAGAGAAGCCAACCGAAGTAGTTTTTGTATTGCTCCAAGTGTTGCCGCCATCGTTTGAATATCTCAGCATCAGCGTGGCAGAATCGCCCGTAGAGAGGCCAACACCTGTGCGCATGTCAATCTGTAGGTCTTGGAAAAATAAACGGTTCTGGAGCTGCTCATTTGTTGCCGCGACACGTAAGCGCAGTATGTTGTCGCCATCGTCCGTGAAGTAATCCATGTCGAGGACATACATGCGTCCATCTTCCCAGTCACCAACCAGATGCAAGTCACCTAGCATCATGTGACAAGATGGACGCCATTGAGACTCAACGCCCGTGGATGGCTTTCTGTAGCTACGTTCATGCCACATCTGGGAAGCAATGTCGTAAGCCCACGTCTTTCCAGCAGTTGGAAACGTCAGGATATAAAACCAGTGGCCTTCTTGTTGGTAGATCAGTGCAAAAGCGTCTGAAATATCGCCATACTGTGAGATAGCGTATTCGATTGCGTGAGTAGATATCCGCTGTGGACTGTAGCCATTTGCCCGCCACACCACGCCCGCACCCGCCTCTGTGCCACCCAACCAAAATACTGTGCTGTCCATCTTGGCAATCGTTGCCGCTGCCGAGCATCCCTGTTCGATGAATGTATTGCCAGAGCGCTCCATAGGGAATGCGGCATTTCCGGTATTGAACCAAATCTCGCCAGAATGATCACCGAATAACCACACCTCACGATGTGCCGTGATAATGCCCACCGTGTTATCCGGTGCACCCTCTGCACTGGCAAAGTCCAATCCATCCCACGTTCCACCGTCAAGGATTGCAGACAAGTAAAATTTCTGCGATCCGTCACCAGTCACCAGAAAATAGCTATCGTCGTAAGTCGCACGCTTAACGCCATTCGGGAAAGCGGGATCAATAATCTGCGCAAGTGTCGAAGCCGCTACCGTCACGATATAGCCGCTTGTACCGTCAACAATGAGAAGCTGCCCGCCATTCGATGCAATGCTGATTTGCCCTGCACCCGTATTGACTGAGCCGACCACTGTAAACGTGAAATCTTGCGCAATCTTGTACACGACAGAGCCAGCCACCACCCACGCATAGCCCGCCTCAGCGATACCGCCGCGCACTGGATAAGTGGGCAACGTGAGAACCTTGCGAAGCCCGGGCGTACCGTATAAGGCCAGTGGAGCGCGTCCGTTGCTTTCGTCTAGCTCAACGAAACAGTTCAATGTTCTTTGAGCGTCAACGTTGGAGCTTCTCGCCTGATAACTCTGGCCGATGAATGGGATTTTTATCTTCATACGCCAGACAAGAATCGAGTTAAGTTAGAGACACCGACAGCCGAAGAAAGAACAGGTACGACAACGTTTGTTTTGCGTATAGCTTTGCGTGCGAGGAAAGCGTTTTTTGCTACTGATGCGGGCAACTCCCTTACACCTGGAGCCAGTTCTTCTGCAAGGCTGTAAGCAATCGCCCTGCGATACCCTTGTGCCAGTGGATAATCAGTCGTTAAGTTTGCGAACTCGCTTAAATCAGACTGCACTTGCAGATGCAATTCGGCGCTTGCTGTTGGGTATGGATAGAGATAGATTTTCGCTGTTGGCAGCGCGGCATCGTAATAGCCATACGCAGGTATATTGCTGCCAACTGTTTTATAAGCGATGTTGTTGTATTCCTCGCGTGTGATCCACTCGATCGGAAAATCAACGCCGCCAGATCGCACGAAAGAGCCGTTTTCAACTGTGGCAGGCCGAGGAATATTGACCATCATTGAGGGGCCGACCGTAATCGGGTTACCTGAGATTGTGGCGACAACTTCCTGCACTGATACGATAAAAAAGTTTTGCGTATTCCATGAGTCGATCATGTCGTTCAACACGCCAAGCGCATAGCTTGTGTCAGTACCAGAGAGCGCCTCGCCGGGGTCTTTGAAGCCAATCAACGAGTACGCCCGTTCGATTAGAGAGAGTGCATTAGCCATTTTCTACCCTTAAATAAGTAAAGAAAAACCCACCCCCAAAATGAAGGTGGGCAGGTCTTTAGTTACTCAGGATGCGGCAAGCCAATTCTGCGCGAATGGTTTTGAAGCCATACAGCACATCGATACGGCAAGGGATCGTGTCAGTGTTGATTGCATACTGACGCGCGATACGCATCGATATACCATCGAACGATTGACGGGAACCCCACGCGCCATACTTGGACACATCTTCCAGATCGGCAGTCGCGAAGGTGAAAGCGTCTTTGTGGAATGCCAATGAAGGCTTATAGATGGCAGACGCACCGCCAACCTTAACGATGGCGTTTGTACCAGTCGGCAATGCAACAACGTTTTGCTTACCAAGCGAAGTCGGGCCATAGATAGGAGGAGAAATTTGAACAGTGCCAGCACCGCCCGCATAATCAGCCGTAACAACGAAACCCTGCAAGACGCCTGTATCGGCCTTTGTTTCAGGATGGCAGCGATTGACCGAAGCGATTGTGATGCAGTCGCCCTTTTTGAATGTCGCTGTACCAGTCTGAACAACGATACCAGTCGCACCCGTAGCGGTTGCGCCGTTAGTGGTGTAAAGCGTGACAGAAGGCGCTGTGCCTGTTGCCTGAGAAGCCAGCAAAGTGTTTTCGTAGATGCTACCGAAGCCAGCAGTGCGACCCACAAGACCTTCACGGTATTGCTTGCCGATCTCTGTCGAGTCTTGGAAAAGACCTTTTAGCGCATCGACCAAGTCAACGTTGTCTTGCGTGTTCAGCAGTAACGAACGTTCAGAGCCTGGGGCCAAGTTATCCACCAGCGCTTTACGTGCTGCGAGTGTCTTAGCCATATTCAACGCTGAACCAACGTTATTGACGTTGTTGTAAACATCGAGCGCCATTGTCAGCGCGTCAGCTTCCAAATTGGCCGCCAATACAGACATGGCAGGCTCAAGAATACGGGAGGCGAAATCATCCATGCTTAGAGTCAATTCAGCCGATGTAAATGTAGTATCTACACCTTTTTGTGTTGCCACTTGCAATGTGGTGCTTGATTCGACTGTATCGAGATTGGAAGCAATCGCTGCGCCTGATCGCACTGTGTATTGATTCGGCAAGCGGATTTTCAGAGAGTCGCCAATCTTTGCGCCACTTGACGCAAACGAGTCATCGTATTGGCGATTGATCGAACCGATGAAGTTCAATTTCTGATGCAAAATAGAAAGAGCTTTGCGGGTTACTGCTGCTGGGGTGAGGATAGTATTGCTCATGATTTTTTAGTCCTTAGAAATGAAAAAACCACCCGTAGGTGGCTGTGTCGTGGTTTAGCGTCCGCGAGTTCGTTGCGCCTCTTTTCGCATCCACGTATCTATGTCGTCCTCGTCACTTGGAAGTGGTGAACTAGACGACTTTCCGCGCGAACCGACAGGCGTTATTGGCTCGGGTGCTTTGCTTGGTTTTGCTTGTGGCTTAGATGAAATATCTTTTTCAATATCCATCAAAGCGCGAGCAGCTTTAAAAGGAGACATTTGCGAAATCTGCAAAGCCTTATTTGGGTTTTTGCCGAGAAAGTACGCAACATCAGGGCCGGCATCTGAGTCTGATATAAACTCAGCCATGCCTTCATTGATAGCTAGGGCAGGATTGCCCACTACCGTCTGAAAGTCTGGATACCGTTCTTGCGCTTTTTCTGCGCGCTCTGTGAAAGCATCACTTGCTTGCTCTGCCCGTAATGATTTTTCACGCTGAGATAATTTCTCTTCGGCGCGCTTCTCTGCTAAGTGCTCAATTTGTGCTTGTAGATATTCTTCCTCGTCTCTGAAAGTTTCCCGCACTGGCTCCACATCACGGATTTTCGATTCAGCTTGCTCGCGCATTTGCTGCTCTATCCGTCTATGAACCCTGCGCTCTTCTTTTAGTAGCCGCTTTTGAATCGCCGCGTCCATCTCTGCTTGAGTGAACATCTTTGATTCTTCCTGCTGTGTTTCCACGACTTCGTCAGATGCAGTCTCTGACGAGCTGTTAGGCTCTGTTTGTTTTACTTCCTCAGTTTCGGAAGTTGCCAATGCTTCGGCGTTCATTTCATCAGACATTTAAATCACCCTTTAGGGAACCCCATCAGACCGGACGAGTACGGACGAAAAAAAACCACCCGAAGGTGGTCTTATTTAATTTTTGACTGTTAGAGCAACATCGCCATGATCTGCGCGATCTGTTCATCTTCCTGAGCCTGCCGCATCTCTGCGACCAACTCTCTGTATATTTCTTGGTATGCCTCTTTATAAGCAATGCCCAAGCGATCAAGAGCATCACGCATCTGATCTTCGCTATGATCTGGCTGTGTGACCTCTGCCACCGCTTGCGCTTCAATCTCTTGCGCTGCTTCTGGTTCGATCTGTTCTAGCTTGTGCTGTATTGGTGGGCTTAGTAACTTATCCCACGCTGAACCCTTTTCGCGCTTGAATGTACCGCCGAGAAGCTGAACATCATCACCGCCAGTTCTTGCCAGTGTCGCGCTATTGAAAGTGAGTGAATAACTCCCCGCATCTGCAATCAGAGTGTAAGCACCAGCGCCAGAACTCTTGGCAATGGTCGCCGCTTGCCCTGTTATTGCGTAACTTCCTGCCGCTGCTGTGACTAGCTTACTTCGCTTAATCGTTGCAGCGACACCAGACAGCGCGTAAGAACCTGCCGCGCAACTCAGAGAGTAATTAGCAGGACTCGCCCCACCCGTTAAAGCGAGTAAGAGCGACATTTATTTATTCCCAGCCGAATACGGGCGTTACCCGATGAACTACTGTTCCCGTTGTGCCTGCTGTGCCGATGTGCCTTGTGCAAAGTTGGACGAATTCCCCAGGGTTAATGAACACAGGCGCATCGCCAAAATCCATGAACGTTTCGTTTTGAGCCACTACAGTGGAAACAGCTTGCGCCGCAGGAACAATCTGAGTGAACGGGAGTGCTATACGTCTAGGCGCTTTGGTTGTCGCCGCCTCTGTAGTAGCAAGAGATACCGCCGTGTGACCAAATGCAAGAAACCACTCAGCAACATAAGGGCCGCCTACAATAACCGTTTGAACATAGCTATTCAGGTATAGCCCGCGCAAAATCAAACGCCGACCGGGATAGTTGACAGTACCCGCTGGTACTTGGAAGGACATAATAATGGCATCAGTATTCGCAGCAAGAGAAACAGTCTCCCAGAAAGTACCGCCAAGGCCAGAGCCAAGCGCCGCTGTCGTTGTTGTAGGGACCGCTGCCGTGACGTTGGCCTCATTACCCGTGGTGATTGTTCCAAAGCGTGCCGATGTTCCCATCGTGCCACCGCTTAGACCTTGGTACGATCCATTTAAGCGATTGCCTTGTGTTGATAATGTGGTGGACATTTGCGGGCCACCGATACGGATATTGTATGCGCCCATCGTGGCTTGTAATACACCACCCGCAGCACCGCCTGTAATGCGATGCTTAAGGAAGAATTGACCAGCGCTAGACATGCACATACGGCTTTGTCCAGCAGGAAGCGGAATAGTGCCCAAGCAGTTTGCGCCAGTGCCATCATTCACCCAGAACTGTGCCTCGACTGTCGTAGCGTAGCAGATGAATTGATAGCGTTTTGAATTCGTATAGGCCCATGTACCAGTGCCAGCAGTTGCAGGAAATATTCCAGTTGACGCCTCCGCACCATTGAATGATGCAATTCCCTGCAAGCCAGAAGAATTCAAGCGGAAGAATACACCGTCAGTCGGTGCGACAGTTTGAGCGCCAGGAATACCTATGCCGAACTCGATAAAGCTATTTGCCTGTGGTTGCGCCGAGAAGCCAAGTTCTGCATCAGCGGCCAGCGTTGTTGTGCCGAGTAAAGGAAAGAATGCATAAGTTGCAAAGACTGTGCCTGTTGTTGTTGTAGTGATGCTTGTTGCGTTGGTTGTCAGTTGACCCGCTGTCCACGTGTCTGTCATCGTGGTATTGCTGTACGTGTGCTTGCCTGTATCCTGCGCGACTGTATTAAATACGTGATCGTCCATGATGATATCCGAGCTTGCACGCTCACGATAATCGACGTCAACCTCAGGAGAGCGCAAGAGAATATCGCCAGTCAACGAGCCGCCGTCATTCTCGCCAAAGTGACGAGTCGCGCCCACGTTTCCAGGGTTCGCCGTTGCGTCTGTCTCTGGCACTACTTTAAGCTGATTTGAAGCATTAACCTCTACGCCCAAGCCAGAACCAGAGCCGCGAATGATTGCATCTAAAGACATTTTTTATCCTTTTTAGTCAGCCCACACCCACCGAAGTGAGAATGTGCCTTGCAGCTTTTCAGTGCTGCGTGCGTAAATAGTGAACCCTGTTGCCAGCGTTGGCGTGCCGCATGTTAATCCTACTAATGCGGTGAAATATCTGTGGTCGTTTGCTGAATGGTCGGTAGTTGTATCGTCTGCCATTACATAGGCTTCTGCCTTGCTACTGGCTAAGATTGAACCCTGACCAGTAACGGCGATAGATGCCTCATTACTGCCAGGGAACGCGCCAAAATCAATTGTTGCTGTACCTTGTCCGGTTGCCATTATGCCGCCGTAAATACGCCGTTAGTGCCGTCTAGCGTGACCGTTACAGTCTCGCCAACCGCTACCACTTGGCTCGATCCATAATCCCAAGAGCCGACTGTTGTGTTGGTCGTTGAATCAACTAGCAAGGCATAACGGAAAGTAAAGCCAGCGCCTGTTGCAGTCCATACCGCAGGACTATTCAAAACTAGCTTAAACGTACCCGCAGATTGAGCCGCGCTCGATGTTGTTGCCGCATTGCCGCCTGCTGTGTAGCCGTTAGCAGTTGCCAGATCAGAAGTACCAGCAACAAACGTGCTATTGGCTGGCAATGTCGCAGCAAGCGCAACTTTCCACGCATCAGAACCGGAATTGATAGCTTCCATTAGTGGCTCGATAGCATCAGTCATTTTTACAAATGCAACCATGTCAGCCCTCTACCTTTTCGCCAACAAATGAACCGTCAGCCTGTTTAACTATGCGCACTTGGGCAGACTTAGGCCGCTGCATCTCTGCAAGCATCAAAGCATCTTGCTCACGATCTGCCGCCATCTCTTGAATCAATTGCTGTTGGCCTTGAGCGATCACCGCCACCGCCTCGCCTGTACTTTGAATTGATGCCGCCAGCGACTCCATGACGGGTGCCAAAGCGCCGACCAATTGACCTTGAGCGTCAAGCAATACAATCGGCTGTTGCGTCTGTTGCGCTTGCTGCTGTGGCTCTTGCTGCTCACTGTGTGGCTGCTGCATCGCTTGCATTTGCAGATCCTGCTGTGCGTCTTTAATTTCGCCCAATGCCTGCACTCTTTCCAGATCAAGCTCTACAGACATGCGCTTCATTGATTCCTGCTGGCACTTCACCTGCATTGCGCCAAGCTCTTTATCTTTCTGTTCGATCGCATCACCAGCCGCTTGCATTTGCTGATCCATCGCTTGAATCTGCTGCTGCATCTGATCCATAGCTTGCTGAATCTGTGGCGGCAATTGCTCTTCTTTGTCCTTGTCGAGTGTCTGCTGAACCTGTGGCAATAGCGTCAGTTTCAAACGCTCTGCCATGTCATCAGCACCGGGCCAGTCCATATTTTTGACCAGTAGATCTCCAATGACCTGCCACAATTGCGGATTCGCTTGTGTCATCGCTGTCATTGCGTCCACGGCTTCCATGCGCTTAGTAGAGAAGCCAGGGCCGCTTGATGTATAGACGTCATAAGTGCCAATGTTCGGGTTGAATATCCGTTGCATTGCGCCTTGATCGTCCTTGTATTCTGTCAGTGCCTCTGCGTTTTCAGGGTCAAGCGTAGCCATCGCGCCAGATCCATCTTCGCCCAAGATTCGTGCGACTCGTTCTGTGTCGTAAATCTTGGGAATCATGTCTAAAATAATGCGCCCAACATGACGGATTGCGCGACCAAGATTATCAACATAATGAAAAGTAGCATTGTCGCCCTCGCGCTGTCTTGCCCTGATAGCCACGCCAGATGTTTCATTGCTCTTTTGGCCCAGTGAAGCATCATACTGCCCTGTCTCTGATTTAATATCGTCAGCCGCGCCCATTGCTATCTGGTTTAAACCAGTCTCGACAGTGGCGGGGGAATTGCGTTGTGGTGCAGGTATCGGGTTGCCCGACTCGTCCAGATGGTTATACGGTAAGAAAGCATGGTTTGCGCTGTTCGCTGTCTGCCATGTCTTTTCATAGCCCTCTACAGCCTCAGCAGGAGCCAACCAAGGCGCTTTAGGCGATTGCATCACACGCTCAACGATAGCCGACTGCGCAACGTTATACATGCGTTGTGAGTCTTTTGCATTGCGCACCAAGCCCGACAGATAGGTTTTCCCGTCCACTTCCCACTCGTTGCCGATTACGCGAGCAACAGGGATAAACTTACACGGAAATTCGCGCTCTTCAAGAATCTCTTTACCGTTGAGCTTGCGCCACATTGTCGAGCGCTTCTTGGCCTTGCGAGTCTTGATCGGTACTTCACCTACAACCACGCCTTGCGGTAGCTTGTCGCCCTTAAATGACGTTGCGCCAGTCGCCCACATGTAAAGATCAGTTTCCTTGTCGATCAGTTCAAAATACTCAACCAATCTGACGTTCTTTTCAGAGTCGAACCACGAAGCATCGTTATCAAACCTCCAGTCGATCGCCTCCGCTTTCGGGTACATCTCTTTGAATTCTTTTTCGCTTACTTTATCTTCAATGAAGAAGTATTTGCGATCAGCGCCCGCTGGATCTTCCGCGTTTGGATCGTCATAGCATTTAAACGGGTCTTTAACGCGCTTGATGAAAATATCCTGGTTAAATGAGTCATCAGAAACATAATCAGCAACCACGCGAATATAGCCTAGGCCGTGGATAACTTGATGTTCTGATGCTGTGTCGTAAGCAATATCAGCATCAGAGTTTGCCTCGATATGACGCACCAAGCCCATCAGAATATTGGCGACTTCTACATCAGAGCCATCATCAGCAGGACGAAAGCGAATAGCAGGGCGATTCTGTCTAATGTCGTTTGTCACCTGGCGAATGTGCTGCGGCATCTTGTTTATCGTCAACATAGGACGATTGCCACGCGCTTGCATGTCGGACTCGTCCCACTGCCAAGGATCATCAGGCGAAGCAGCGGCAAAACGAATGTCTGAGCGCATTTTCTCGATGTTATGAGCGCACTTCTCCATAGACAATTCAAACCGCTTTAACGCAGTTTCTAATACATCTTCTTTAGCCATTAGTTTTGCATCCATGTACCCTGATGTGCGTCGGGCATTGTGAGTATCGGCTTGCGGTCTCTCTTGTGCGCTGTGGCGCGTCTTGCGCCTTCGCATGCGTATCTGAGAGAGTCAATAACGTGGTTGTCTTTGTCGCTTAATATTGGAAGAATCTTTGTATCGTCCAGCGGATCGGTCTTGTAACTGTAGAGCGTCAATTCGTCTATCAAATGCTTGCATCGAGGATGCACAACAATATCGAAAGACTTTATAAATTCAACTCCCTCTTCCAGACTCTTTGCACCTTTAACCGCTGCGCGTATCTTTGGAAATCCATTGCGTTGCATGTGGCTAATCGTCTCTGGCCTTGCGCTGTCTGCTGTGATGGGCCACTTTTCGGCATCAGGTACAGACATAAACAACTCAGGCAAATTAACAATCTCGCAGCCCACCGCATAAGCCTCGTAATCAACGTAAAGCCGATTACCCTCAATGTCGCATCGGACAAGCACCGAAGGATCAACAGAGAAGCCCCAGTCAGCGCCGAGCCTGTGAATCGTCCCCGCTGGTCTTTCAAACTCTTCTATCGTCCAGTTAGTAAAGACTCGCGCACCAGATTTAGCTTGGTACTTACCTTCCCAAATGTGCAGATATTTGTCAGTGTCGCGCCGCTTGTCGTACTCCATTTCGTCACGGAGTACATCAGGGAACCACGGATTGTCTTGCCAATTGACGTGTAAAAGGATCGTGCTTGGCGGTAGTTCATCAGCCTTGAACATCACATCAACCGGGTCAGTCTCCAGTCGCGGGTTATATGTGAACCATATCTCACTGCCTGGCGTTCTGATTGTCGGGATTAAATCGTTTAGCGATGCGCGGCTAATCGTTTGCGCCTCCTCAACCCAACAGCGCGTGATGCCTTCCATACTTTTTATGGATGCAGAATTGCCACGTAAGCCAGCGAAGATAAACAAACTGCCGTTCTTCCCGCGTATCTCGTTCTCGACTGAATCGAAGAAATGAGACAGCCCCAAGCGTTCTATCTCGTCATCTAACAAGCGCTTAACAGAATCCTTGATAGACTTCTGAATCTCACGTGCGCACAAAATACGCTGTGGACCCTCTGCCGCTTGCAATATCAACGCAGCAGCAGCAGAACGGCTCTTGGCGCTTCCACGACCGCCGCGCATGACTTTGTACCTAGAAGGCTCCCAAAGTCTCTGCGACCACTCAGGAAGCTGTGCCATTAGGTTTTACAAAGGTAACTGTCACGCCAAGGTTAAGCGGTGCATCAGGATCGCCAGCCAATGTCATCGGAAGAACCTTGCCGATCAATGAAAGAAACGCGCCCTTAGTCTTTTCCTCTGTTGCGCACTCGATCAAGTAATCAACACCGCCCGCACGATCAAGCGCTTGCAAGATCATTTCTTTTAGCTGCGCTGTGTTGCGATTTACTGCGCCTTTTGGTCTGCCTGGCCCCGATCCTTTAGCAGCAACGCCGCGCAAATTGGGGTTATTTGAGGTTATTTTATTCATAAAACATAGCCTTTCGGCAACCCCGAAGAATGTCGGGTGCATAAAATAGAAAAGCCAGCGCCGCAATCGAATGCAGTTCGCTGGCGGGGTGTGATAGGTGTCTATGCAAATAATGCTAAGTTGAACGCGATATCAATTGCGACAACTAGCAACATCAATAAAACTATTTCCCTGATGCTGCGATTTTTCAGCATATCCGACACCTCACTGTGAGCGTTTTAACAACTGTCGCCTGTTGTCTGCGGTACTAGGTAGCCGCCAGAAACTAAAAAACCGCTGATTAGGCGGTTAAGTGTTTGAATTGCCGAGAACCCCGAAACAGGTGTCCAGAAAGCAAAAAAGCCCACCGATTAGGGTGAGCTTCAATTATTTAGTGCGAAGAAATCAACACTACAAAAAACAGGGTACATTAATTATAAAGATTGTGCAACCTTTTTTATTGCCTCGCGTATTCCCTCGCTGACATTGCCGTTTCCTATCTTTCTAGCAGCTTCCAAAGTAGCAGGATCGAGATAGACGTTTATCCGCTTTCCCTCGTCCATCTTCTTTTGGAAGCCTTTCGGTTTCTTTTCGGTTGTCATCGTATTACCGCCTTAATTATTTTTAATGAGAATTTTAATTCAAGCAATCGACCAAGAGAGAATGGGACTGTGCCTCCCGTTGTGTAAGCAATTTTGACAAGCCGCTTTGCCTCCTTATCGGCTGCGGCTTGATGATCGTATAGTTTTACCATCCTTGCAAATCACACCAAGAATCAAACGCATCATCACCCATGCGCTTGCAAACTTCATCAAAAGTCATTTGAAAAGCAGCATCGTTACTTGTTGAGCGCAAACCGATTAATGCTGCTTGAAGTTCTTTGGTAGTGAATTTTGACATTTTATTTCTCCCGTTTGATTCTGCGTTATTGCTGAACCGATGAATAGAGTATATACACACAAATTAGACAATGCAAGGTTTATTTGTGTGTATATGCAAAATAACGTATTTTATCTATCCATACATCGAAAACGTAAGTTGCTCATGCGCCCAAGCAAGACGCAAACAATACACAGGCAGACTCAGCGAAGGATATTCGGCCCGAAGCTTTGCCGCCTTGTTCGTTGACGTTGCACGGTCTTTATAGTGCATCCGAATAATCGCTACAAATTGAGGCGCTAATTTCATGATGCAATCATGTAGCCGCTTAGTTTCCGGTGGTATCTCGACATAATCAGCACTAGACCGCGCAGATGACTGCACACGCTCATTAACGAAGTTAGACGCCTTTGGGTAGCCTCCCTCTGTTTTATCGTGATAGAAGCCCGCCCAGATGTGCAGATCGTCAATAATGCGTTGGTGTTCATTTGGTCGCTTCATTCTTCGCCCCTAAGTTTATAAGCCGTACATTTTCGATTATCAAATTTGTTTCGTATGTTGCAGATAGTCACCCGCTTCTCGCCTATTTCTACCCATCCGATGTGTTTGCAGCCTTTGCATGTGCGCTTCTCTAAGTTAATCCGTGCCTCTTCGCGCTCAATGAGAATATCAAGCGGGTCACGGCTAAAATCCCCGCGCCTCATGCTGCCACCCTCGTCTCTGCTGTCTTGATATAACCCTCAACTTCGAGAGCAGCAATCTCATAACTCCTTTTTGATACTCTGCTTAAAATGCTGTCTAAGCCGTTTGCCGCTGCTGTCATGCTCTTTCTATCCAACGCGCTTACAAAGACGCTGCCAGTGCGTTCATATCGCCCTACAATCAATTCCGTCACTTTAATGGCGCTCATAATTGCCAGTGCTTCCATGTCTTTACGTCCTTCGATTGGCTTGCAGTTGCTCTCATACGACATGGCGCCAGCGATAATGCAAAGCTCCTTGCTTAGTTGGTTGATCGTTGCAATGCTTGGCTCTTCCTTTGCCGCCAATAGTTTCATGTGCAATTCAAGCGCAAGTCCTGGGTAAGCTTCAAGCGCCGACACTCTGCGAATAATCTTTGGCACAAAGACCATTTTTGGCCTGTATTGCTTATTGCGCTTTTTCATACCTTCCCCGTTCTATATAAATCTAACGTCAATCTGTCAATCAAATCCGCTTGCTTTTCGATGACCTCATCTTTCAACTTGCAGGACTCGCACAATTCGTTGAGCAATTCCTCGTTGCGGCGGTTCGTTCCCATGCTTGCGAAGAAGTCTTTAAATAGTTTTTTCATATTAAAAATCCTCTTGATTGCATAAATTCAATTGGATCTCTTGCACTTTTTTGTAGGTTGCAAGTAGATCTTAAAAGTTGGATATTTGAATCAATGTTCAATCCACCTCGACTCAAAGGAATAATATGATCAAGGTGGTACTTTTTCCCCAATGCCTTTTGGCAGCAAGCACACTTTCCTTTTTGTAGCGCATACAACCGATCAGAAAGACCAATAGTTAAAATTCCATCGGAATTCCTTACCCTTGACCTTCTGTTTTGGCGATGCACACTACATCGGTCTTTATTATTTTCTCGCCATAAAAAAGATGTCATCAGAGTTTTTTCTTTATTTAAAATCCTCCAATTTCTAGCCATTATTTTTAATTTTTCAGGATTGGCAATTTTGTAAGCCGCAGAAGTTTCTTTCGTTCGATCTTTATTATTTTCAAACCACTTATCCCTATAATTTTTTGTATGACTTGGGTTTTCTTCTCTCCATTTCTTATTAGCTTTGTTGTGGCACGGCTTGCACATGGCCGTATTAAAAATAACTCCGCACTGAACGCATGGCCTATCTATGTATTTTTCTTTCCGCACATAAGTTGATTTATTCTTTTCGACCCATTTTTTATTTGCTTCCCTATTGCATATTCTGCAATTTAGAGTGTCAAAAATAACTCCACATTTTTTACATGGCCGTGTCTTGTATATTTTTTTCATGGTTGGTCGCGCCATTTACGTCTTTTTATGATTGCTGCGTCCGGTGCTTGCTCTGCTGGCCTATCAGTCGCTTTCATGCAATCACCTCGACTTCAACAAAATATTCTTTAGGCTTTCCGGTTCGCTGTTTGTATTGCCAGTCAATGCCAGGATCACCGTCATCAATTTTCAACCAGTCGGCAATGCCATCACGCACCGCTTTGAACCCACTTGATAAATTGTCACTATCCAATTTTCTTGGTGCAACACGTGTTAGCAAAATACTCATTGGTGTTTTTGGTGGCTCTGCGTTTTCGGTCATTGCTTTGAGTGCCGCCAGTCGTTGCGATTTTGTCAATCTTGCTTTTACTGCCCAATGCAAACGCATATTTGCAATACTGACAATTTTTATTGGAATTGTTATTTCTATCATTTATTGCTTTCTGTTAATTTCCATTCGTCCGCCTTACTTTGTCCGCCCCGTACGCGTCCGCCTTCCGTTCTATCTAAAGATAGAAACGGACGGACGGACGGTAAAAATGGGGTTTTTGTCCGGTTTAAAATATCAATCCGGACAGGCGGACGGACAGGCGGACGGCATAATATAGATATATTCATAACTTATTCACCTTCATTAATATTATGTTCTTGGCAAATTTTTACGCTGTTTTTATAAATCTCAACGTAGCCTTTTTCCTCAAGCGCATTTTTAAGGTCGTGAAATCTTTGGCGGTTAATCCCTTTTTCATCACAGGCAGCTTTCCATTGATCGGTATCAACCTTTGCAATATCATCATTTCCACGCTCAATTTCATTGTCGTAGTGCAATTGAAGAGCCGCCAAAATGGTTAATCCTGATCTTTGATTGGCGCTTAATGGGTCGGCTTTTTTGCCAATCTTTGCCATCAGCCCCGAAATATCGACCGCTTGAAGGAATGCGCCTTGCACTGGATCGCCGTTTTTATCTAATAAAGGCAATGGCACTTGTGTGATGGCGAACGCTTTTGACGCTGGCATTTCAGCGTCTTTCATTTTCATTGACTCAAAAGTAATGGTCTTTGATCCACTATCAAGCTGGCATTTATACTCAGCATCGAGCGCACCACGCAGCGCAGTAGAACCCCTCGAACGTCCCTTATCTGCCGCACCTGAGTGATGCACTACCATCACGCAACACTTGTACGGCTGACGCAGATAAATATCCAAATGCTGAATAAATGAGTTCATGTCCTCTGTGCTGTTTTCATCGCCGCCCATGTTCCGCGCCAAGGTATCGATGATGATCATGGAAGGAATGCAGCCATGCTGTTCTGATAGCTGCTTTATTGCTTCCGCAACGATTGCCGCCTCTGTTGCATCGTAAAGCTGTGCCGCCCTGTGGCTTTTATATAGTGGTGCGCCTTTGAGACTCACGCCTGTGCCTAATTCCCACGCCTTAAAGCGCCGCGCCAGTCCGTTATGGCCCTCGCCCGCAATGTAAAAAACCGCGCCTTGCTTAACGGCGTGACCATGCCAAGGCGTTCCAGTGGCGATACAACACGCCAAGTCGATTGACACAAATGATTTCCCCCCGCCTGGATCACCAAAGATTTGCGCCAAAGAATCGCCTTCGATATAGTCATCGACTAACCATTGAATCTCTGTCAGTTCAAGCGAATCAACCCGCGAGAATTCAAAAGCCATCTTGTCTTTAATTGGCGCAATGACTAATTCAATCTGATCACGCACCGCATCAGGCCCACGCAAAGCATGAAGATCATTAAAATCTGTTGGCTTTCCTATGCTAATTTCTGAGGAATTGAATGTTGGGTGTACCACTTCGCCGTGTACCATCGCCGCGACTTTGTGCGCCTCAGTTAACCCAGGGTTACCATCGGTGAATTGGTCGTTATCTGCGCCGATAATGATTTTTGATGTGGGGAACATTTCCCGCACTGTTTTGGCGACCTTGCCCAAATTGCCGCAATTGAAAGCGACAAAAACGCAATAGCCTGTTGATTCGTAGATACTCGCACCAGTGGCGAAGCCTTCGCAAATAAAGATCACCTTTCGATTACCGGCGATCTCATAAAATCCACCGTCAATTTTGCCGCCCTTGAGAAACCGCTTATTTCCGTCAGAATCTATCGTTTGATAGCTGATGTGCTTACCATCAGCATTTAGCACTGGAATGACCAACCGCCCCGCCCGATCTATCTTGATGCCGTGTGGCTGGATAAACTTGCGCAATAAGTAAGGATGATCAGCGCTGGCGTTAAAATAAGCTTCAATTTCATCTTCTGCCCGTTCTGCCGCTTGTTCTTGCCCCGCCTTGCGCTCTGCTTCTTTCTTGGCTTTTATCTCAGCAATCCACTTGGTATGCTCGACATTTTCCATAAAAGTAAATGCCCTGCCGATCTCAGCCTTCCAGTGGGCCTCAAATACCGGCTCTTTCCAGCAGCCGCAAATGCCAGCGGGTATTTTTCCATCGGTGTGCAAAATGTACCAACCATCAAGCGCCCCTTTTTTGCTTGAAGTGTGCGGTACTCGGTGGATTTCCCCATCGTCCTCAATGCTGTCAATAACAAGCCCATTGGCGAGGCAATGAGAGCGAAAAGAATCAATGGGATTAACTAGTGATGTTTCATGCAGCGCAGGCACGAAGCCGCTAGGGAAAAATTTTGATATGTCTGCCATGTGATATAATTTGCCCGTTAGATTTGTACTAAGCCCACCCGAAATGTGGGCTTTTTTTTACCTAAAATTAAGTAGTGCCTCTACCGAATCGCCTTACTTCCCGTGTGACTCCACCAGCAAAGGATTGTCGCTACACATGCGATGAACTAATCTAAGCTCATCGAAATAGGAGGCAACATGGGAAGCAAGAACTTTATTCACGTAGGCATTGCGATCCAAGCCCTTGGCGAGTGCAATAGCATCAAGCGCCCGCACCAGATCAGCGTCAGCAAGGCCGCGCAGTTCTTTTTGATCTGCGCTCATGCTGTTTTACCAGTGCGCAGGTATGCCCAATCAACGTCTGGCCTGAGCTGCTCGCAGATAACCTGGCGAGCTGTTGCTCGCTCAATTACTGGGCAGTGTTCAGCAGGAATTTTCCTATCTGTTTTTTTCCATTGGCTAACCGCGCCTTTTGTTATTCCAAGCAAGTCAGCCAAAAGCCTTGCCGACCCAATGATAGAAATAGCCTTATTTAATGGCTCTTGTGATTGCATAAGCACCCCCGTTATTTAATTTAACAAAGTCTAGTCCTTCTATACTTTTATGTCAAGAATATGTGTACCGATTGCAATTAGATTTTCTATACAATTTACAAATGAATATTAAAAATAAAATTTCTTTATGGATTCGCAGCTCAAGAAAAGAAGCTGGATTTTCTGGCGACGAGCTTGGCGCGAAATTGGCAATGGAACTTGGCGACGAGAAAGGCCATACGAAGGCCAATATATCCCACTGGGAACTTGGAAGGCATGACCCAAGCTTCCGTCAAATATTGGCTATAAGTAAGGTAACAAAATCCCCGCTGCCACAAGATATTTTATTTATTGCAAATAAAATAAATACAGATAAGCAGCCGCAAGTAAAAATTCATGCAGATACACAAGCATTAATTGATCTAATGAATAGCACGGATGACCGTGGAAAAAAGAAAATACTTAGTGCCGCGCAGGACACCTGGGAAATCCACGAAGCGCATTTAAGAAAAATCGGCCAATCTAGTGCTGGTGTGAGTGATCAAATTGGCCGCATTGGTAATATAAGCAGAAAGCACAATAAAACAGAGCCTAATGATGATCTGAACGCATCATCTGATGACGCGACATAATAGCCTCTCTTAATTCCGCTGTCGGGAACTCTTCCGACAGCTCTACAGCTTTTGCCATAAACCAGATTTTTGCATCCTCATTCATCGTATTATAAAAAATTAGAAGTTTGCGCTCCATATGCGTGATGCTCATTCTTTATGTCTCTATGTTGTTGTTTAATATTAAACAATATCACGTAACATTTGCTTACAAATCGAATTATTACAAATCAATTACATTTTATTAATAGCCTAGAACTATTAATAATAAAAAATCCTGTATCCATAGAACAACAAAGAGAAATATAAAAAATATTTATTTATTTTGTATAGTTTATGTTGATTTATTTGTTTAGCCGCTCTATACTTCTTTCGTACCAAACAACCCACCCAATAAAAATCTGTTGAGGCAGATAAAACAGGTGGCCTCATAAGTAACGAAAAGGAGTTTTACAAATGAACGACATAAACCGACTGCCAGTATTACTGGCCGCACTGAAAGCCGCGAAAGCGACCGAGAACGAAGCAAAAGAAATCCGCACAGGATTAGAAACGGCAATTTTGGATTTGTGCCCAACGGTTGAGGCCGAAGGAATAATGAAGCTTGAGGGCTTCACGATCACAACCAAGATGACCCGCGCAGTAGATACAGAAGCATTACAAGCCGCTTGGGGATCGCTACCCGCAAACGCACAAAAAGCCTTCAAATGGAAGGCCGAAATCGACCTGAAAAACTACCGCTCTATTCAAGAAATGGACACGGCAAGCTTCACGACCCTGGCGCAATTTGTTACATCGAAGCCAGCGAAACCAACGATCACAATTAAGGACTAATCATGGCCTTCGACCTATCAAGCGTGAGCAAAACACGCCGTATTCGCGCCCCTAAAATTGTATTAGCCGGGCAAAACAAAATTGGTAAAACTACCTTCGCCGCCATGTCGCCAAACGCCATTGGCATATTAACCGAAGATGGAGCTGATGCCGTGGACGCACAGGCATTCCCGCTCGCAACAACATTAAATGAAGTGTACGAAGCAATAAGTACACTTATTAGTGAGCCGCACGACTTTAAAACAGTCTTTATTGATTCGATTGATTGGCTTGAGCCATTAGTACAAACGCATGTTTGCCAAGCCAACGGCTGGAAAAATATCGAAGCACCCGGCTTTGGCAAGGGTTACATCGCAGCAGCCGAAGAATGGCGCAATCTGTTATCTGGCTTGGAAGCACTCCGCGCACAAAGAAACATGGGTGTGATTCTCATTGCCCACGACAAAATCAAACGTGTTGATGATCCGCTTACAGAGGGATATGACAGCCACGTATTGAAGCTAAACGACCGCGCCAGCGCCCTTGTTGCTGAATGGGCCGATGTGATTGGTTATGCAGGTTATCGCATTTTCACAAGCCAAAAGGATGCAGGTTTTGGCAACAAAGAAACCAAGGCCACAAGCACCGGAGAGCGCATTTTGCACGTAGAGCCGCACCCCGGTCACTGTGGTGGCAACCGCTTTGGTTTAACGAATATGCCGCTTGACTGGACGGTATTTTCAGCAGCACTTGAAGCAGCACAGTCTTAATCAGTCCGACACGAAACCACTTAATTTTTGGAGATTTAAATCATGGCTACATTTTCATTTGACGCATCAAACATCGCCCCAGCAGCTAACTTTTCACCAGTGCCAGCAGGTCAATACATTTCACAAATCATCGACTCGTCAATCGGTGCGACTAAGGACATGACCGGGCAAATTCTTAAACTCACGTTTGAGATTCTGGACGGTGAATTTAAAGGCCGCAAGATCTGGAACAATCTGAACATTCAGAATAAAAACCCTGATACAGAACGCTATGCACAAGCCGACCTTTCGGCAATCTGCCGCGCAACAAATCAGATTAAATTGACTGATACCGCATCACTTCACAATATACCTTTGAAAATCAAGGTAACAATTCGTGAAGCTTCCGGTGGATATGAAGCACAAAACCAGATCAAAGGTTTTGATGCTGCAAGTAGTGGTTTTACTAGCCAGCCAGCGCCAAGCCAACCAGTACCAGGCATGACACAAGCCGCGGCAAATCCATCAAAACCAGCTTGGGCTAAGTAATATGGCACTGTTACCCTTGGCGGTAACAGACCCCGTTGCAGATGCTATATTTGCCAGCTACAAGGCACAATATAGCATCGAGCCGCAACGCGGTTATGTTGGCGCGTCCTCCATTGGCAAATCATGCACTCGCGCCCTCTGGTATCAATTCCGGTGGGCGAAAGCACCTGAGTTTTCAGGCCGACTTTACAGGCTATTTCAATCTGGTCACTTGCAAGAGCCGCGCATTAATGCCGACCTTCGCGCCATTGGCATGACTGTTTATGAAGTCAATCCAGCGACAGGCAAGCAATGGTCATTTGTTGAAAAGTCTAGCGGCGGTCATTTCCGTGGCAACTGTGACGGTATCGTCACTGGCGTACCACAAGCGCCATTGTCGCCGCACATTCTTGAAGTGAAAACGTCCAGTGCAAAACTCTTTGCAGTGATGCAAAAAGACGGTGTTAAGAAGGCCAAGCCAGAACACTACGCGCAAATGCAAATTTACATGAAATGGTCGATTGATCTTTTCGGTAACGAAGGATGCAAACGTGCGCTATATGTCACGGTGAATAAAGACACGGACAATATTTATTCTGAGCGCATCGAGTATGTGGAGGAAGAAGCGCAAGCCCTGATTGACAAGGCAAATCACATTATCGAATCGCCAGAGCCGCCAATCGGCATTAGCACCGACCCAACGTATTACGAGTGCAAGTTTTGCGACTATTCAGACATTTGCCATGGCAAAGAGATACCAGCGCCAACGTGCCGCACTTGCGCCCATGTAACGCCAGTAATGAATGGCGATGGAACTTGGACTTGTGGCTTTGATGAAGTGGGCCAGCTTGACGACATGCAGCAAAGAACAGGATGCACAAAACACCGCTACATTCCAATTTTACTTAAAGCACATGGCGAACCTGTCGATTTTACAGACGGCAATGTCACGTATAAAACAATGGACGGTAGAACATTTATCAATGGTGAAGGTGGCTTTGGCGATAGTTTCAGCAGCGTTGAAATTTATGTGAGTGAGCCAGCCAAATGATACAAGCGCCACACGTGACCGATCAGAAACATATAGACAACCAGACACCAGGAATATTAGACAGCCCAAGGCGCTTTTGCACTATCTGCAAACACGCCCGATCTGTCGCCCAATTCTGGAATAAAAAACAGATTCCTGTCTATAAATATTGTGGAAAATGTGGAGGCAAAAAATGAAACTCCGTGATTATCAATCTAAAACTGTTGCCGACTTATTCGCCTGGTGGACAGATCACCAAGAAAATAATGATGTGCCGCTTTTGGTATTGCCGACAGCCGCAGGTAAAAGCGTTATTTGCGCCGACATTGTGCGCCGCATGTTTGACGATTACCCCGACTTTCACCCGCGAACGGTGGTACTTGTGCCTAGCAAAGAACTTGCAGAACAAAACGCCGCCAAATTAGTTGCGCTACTACCAAGCCATGTTAGTGTTGGTTTTGTCTCTGCCAGTTTAGGCAAGAAGCAATTTACTTCTGATGTGATCGTTGCCACCATCGGCAGCATTGCAAAATCAGCGCACTTGCTTGGCAATATCAAAGTGGTGATTATTGACGAGGCGCACCTAGTATCAACAAAAGGCGCTGATGCAGGTATGTACCGCCAATTTTTGGCAAGCTTGGCAAAGTTTTGTAATTTCCGAGTATGCGGCATGACCGCCACGCCGTTTAGGGGAAATGGTGTCTGGTTGACTGATGGAGACAGCCCGCTATTTACTGGAATTGCGCATAACGTGACCATGCGAGAGCTGTTAGACGATGGCTACATCGCGCCATTAGTGCCGCCGCCAGGCGCTTTAACTGTTCGCATTGATTCGTCAAATGTTGGTATCAGCAATGGCGATTACAAAATCAACGAGCTTTCAGAAGTCGTTGAAAAGTATCTGCAAAACGTTGCAGAGGAAGCCGCGAAACTAGCAGCCGACCGTAAAAAATGGATTGCCTTTACTCCCTCGGTAGCCAATGCCGAAAGCCTATGTGAGAAATTCAATGACCTTTGTATTAGCTCTGCTGTTGTCTGTGGCGATACTCCAAAAGACGAACGAGAACGATTAATTAGACATTTTAGGCAAGGCAAAATAGATTGCTTAGTCACCGTCTTGGCGCTCTCTGTTGGCTTTGATGTGCCTGATGTTGATTGTATTGTATGGTGTCGCCCGACTAAATCGCCAGTGTTGTACGTGCAAGGCATGGGCCGAGGTGTACGAATCTACGAAGGCAAAGCCGATTGTCTGGTTTTAGACTTCACCGACACAGTGGAAAGACTCGGCCCCGTTGATACTATCCGTGGACGATCAGCCAAAGGCGGTGGCGGTGACGCGCCTTATTGCCTATGCCCCGAGTGCGGCGATAGAAACCACGCCACGGCGATGATATGCGCAGCTTGTGGCGCAATCATACGCGAAGAAATAGTAAAGCCAATGAATGCCATAGCCAGCCGCGCCGCTTTGTTATCACACCAGGTAAAAGCAGCGGAGCCAGTATGGATTGATGTGACAAAGGCCACCTATTCGCGCCATCAAAAAGAAGGCAAGCCCGACACTTTGAGAGTGGATTATTACGGAGGCATTTTGCGCGTGGCGAGTGAGTGGGTATGTTTTGACCATTCAGGCTATGCCAGAAACAAGGCTGATGATTGGTTTAGAACTAGAAAGCCAGAAACATTCACCGCATCGCCTGGATGCGTAGATCAGTTGCTAGACTGGATTGATTCAGGCTTTACGCTTCGCCAGCCAAACAAGATTTTAACCCGCCAGAACGGTAAATTTACGGAGATAGTAAGTCATGACTTTAATTGAAATCCGCGCAATGAAAGACCTTTTTAAGCGTGAACTGAACAGGCTGGAAAGCATCGACATTAAATGCCAATCATGCGAAAACTATACGGACAGAACATGCCAAAAGTGGGGGATGATCCCGCCCGATGAAGTGCTGAAATCTGGCTGCGATTCATGGCAATACGATTGGATACCGTTTTAA